ATAAAAGAAACAGGGAGTCGTTTCGGGGCTCCCACCCTAAGTCCGCTGTCTGGGTCATCAAGACGCAGCGGGATATAAATAAAAGTTCCAGCCCACCGCCCCAGGTTCTGCCACCGGGGGCTTCACACATGAAGGACAACATGACAAAAACCCGAGCAGCCGATTCGAACACCCGCGAACCTTGCACTGCCGACCGCGCACCCCTCTGGGATGTGACCCGTGCTACGTCACGTGCCTTCTTTGGTACTGTCACAGACGTACTCCCCCTGGCGCCCCCCACTAAAGAGCTCTGCTCTGGTGCCTTACAAAGGCTTTCACCTCAAGCCTCTCTCCAGGAGATCTCCGAGACAGCCACGCTGTTCCAGTACAGGAAGTGCCTCCAGACTCCCGTACAACCGAAGGTCGCGTTCGAGTCCCTCAAGGAACGACTCACGCGTCCGGCCCAGCCTGTCTCTCCCCTCTTCCTGACTGCCTGCCAGCAGGCCGTAGCTTCCCTCGGCCCTGACTGGGACCGGACATACACCAGGAATGTCCAACTCACTGTCCCTAAGTTCAAGGCCAATCTCGAAAACTCCCTCCCTTCCGACCTGGACTACTCCTTTTCGCTCAACGAATTCCTCTCCATCTGCCGTGGACAGACAACTCCACTTCCGATCCCTAAACTCAGGAAGTTCTCATGCTTTCCAGACGGAGGCAAAACCCGCTCCGTCAGCATTCCTTCCGACCGTGCCCTGCAGCTCTCTCCCCTTTCCTCCACCCTGTACGACGCCCTTGTTCGCACCGGAGCCATCCTTAAGGGCCCTGCCACAGCTGCTTCCATGAGCAGTTTCAAAACAGCGAAAGGCCAGGTGTTTGTCTCAGCCGATTATGCCGCATCTACGGATAATTTCGAGCTCAACAACACCCGCGCTCTCGTGGCAGCCCTCAAGGCCACCTCCACCCGCATCCCCCCCCAGCTCTTCGATCTCCTCGCTGACTTCATGTCCGAGTGCACGATTGAGTCAGAGTTTGGGTCCTTCCTGCGGACAAATGGCCAACTCATGGGTGACCGCCCCTCCTTCCCCCTCCTGTGCCTCACGAACCTCACCGGTGTATTTCTTGGCCTTGGCAAGAAAAGAACCACTGAGCTCATCAGGACCCGACTCCTTCAGATCAACGGCGACGACATCGCGTTCCGTTCGACCCCCAGGGAGTATCGCCGCTGGAAGAGCAGACTGGGCCTAGCCGGTCTCGTCCTCGAAGAAACAAAGACCCTGATCCACAGGGCAGTGC